GATGGAGATGGACACACTGCAGCGGAACACAGAGAGTTAGCATTATGGCCATATAGGTTGAAACTTTTAATTGCAAGAGAGAGACTAAACAACGCAAGTTAAGGAGAATGATATGCCTGCGATTTGTAGAGGAGATATGGTAGACGATGATGTAGTTCATTGTTCTGTCCCATCAAGATTGGAAAAATCTCCTAATGTTTTTGTTAATGGAACGGGGATAAGTAGACAAGGTGACAACAATCATCCACACTTGTTGCCTGCTCCAATTTGTCCACCGCATCAAGCACCGATTACTACAGGTTCAACAACGGTGTTTATAAATGGTAAAGGTTGTGGAAGGATAGGTGACGATGTATCTGGTTGCACAGTGGTTGCAACAGGTTCACCAAACACCTTTGCGGGCCCATGATTTTGCGTAGGAAGAGCATAGTTACGGTTGACATACTATACTGGATGCCGGACTATACCAATGTGTTACAAGAGTTTGTTTGGCAAACCAGTGACATTGTTCCCGAATATCCACGGGTCCACCGTTTTTTAAATTATTGGCAAGAAAATATTGAGGCAGTTATATCTGAGGTTCGTGTCGCAGATGCAGAAAGAATTGATTATATACCAGTAGATGTGCTGTATGAACTTTAATAATTCCTTATAAATAATACAAACTGGCTTGGAGTAATAATGGCAACCGTAGAAAAGACAAGAGACTTTAGAGAACTGACAGCTTTAACAGATGCAGAGAGGACAAATAACTCTCCGCTGACAGTAAGACAATATAAAGACTTGGATTTATTTTTCACCAAGAGGTCTAGGGATAAAGATGTTAATATCCTGACTAACGTTACTGCTATCAAACGTTCAGTGAGAAATTTGATATTGACTAATTTCTATGAAAAGCCATTTCATCCTGAGATTGGTTCTGGAATCAGAGGTTTGTTATTTGAAAATGTTAGTCCTCTAACTACGATTGCATTATCACAAGCAGCTACAGATGTTATTGCAAATTATGAACCAAGAGCTGTTGTGATTGCTATAGATGTTACGCCAGACCTAGATCGTAATGCATATGATATGAAAGTAACTTTTTCAATCAGGACTCAACCAAATAATATAGCGGCTATAAACGTGCTGTTGGAGGTATTACGATAATGGCAAATAATCAGAAATTAGAAATATCTGGTTTGGATTTCGATACGGTCAAGACTAACCTCAAAACCTTTCTAAGAAATCAAGACCAATTTCTTGACTACGACTTTGAAGGTTCTGGTATCAGCGCACTATTAGATGTGTTAGCATATAATACTCATTACCTTGGATTTCATGCAAACATGCTTGCAAATGAAATGTTCATTGACAGTGCGGCGTTGCGATCTAGTGTAGTATCTCATGCAAAGACTTTAGGATATGAAACACGATCTGTTAGAGCTCCAAGAGCAAAAGTTAATGTTACACTCAACGATGCAACTTTAGCCACAGCAACAATGAATGCTGGTCAAGTTTTTACAACAACCATTAATAATGTTTCTTATCAGTTCGTAACTGTATCCGATTACTCTTCTTCTCAAACAGGTGTTGGAATAACCTTCAGTGATGTTCCAATTTACGAAGGGAGTTATGTTACTACTAGATACACAGTTGACTCTGCCGATATAAATCAAAAGTTCTTGTTGAATACTGATAAGGCAGATACTACAACGTTGACTGTTCAAGTTCAAAACTCTTCATCTGATTCAACCACAATAACTTATACTAAAGCTACAGACATAACTCAGCTGACGGGAGATAGTACGGTATACTATTTACAAGAAGTTTCAGACGGGCAATTTGAAGTATACTTCGGCGATGGCGTTGTAAGTAAAAAACTTAGTGACGGTAATATTGTCATACTAAAATGTGTAGTAACAAATATTGATGAAGCTAACGGTGCTTTTGCATTTACAAATTCTGGAGCAATCAACACAGTTACTAATGTTACAACTACAACGTTAGAGGCTGCTACTGGTGGTGCTAATGCGGAAACTGTTCAGTCTATAAAATTATCTGCACCCCTAGACTATGCATCACAGGGTCGGTGTGTGACAACTAACGACTATAAAGTTTTTGTTCAGAAACTATATCCTAACGCTACTGCAATTCAAGTGTTTGGTGGAGAAAACGGTTCGTTTGATTCTAGTCTAGGTGTTGTAGCTACAGCAGAATATGGAAAGGTCTTTATATCTGTAAGAAATAATCTTGGCACAAATTTGACAGAGGCTGAAAAAACTGGCCTAGTAAGTCAACTTGGAAAGTTTACTGTGGCATCGATCACTCCAGTAATTGTTGATCCAGATTTTATGTATGTTTTATTGACATGTGATTTTAAATATGACTCTAGTGCCACTGTAAAAACTAAAGACACTTTGGTTACTGAAGTTACTTCAACCATTATTAATTATAACACTACAGAGTTAGTTAAGTTTGATGCGATCTTGCGTCACTCAAAATTATTGAGTTTGATAGACGCTACTGATAAATCAATAACCAGTAGTTCAGTCAATCCTAGACTGGCAAAATATTTCACCCCAATAAAAGGTGAATCAAAATCTTATAACTTGTATTATAATAATACATTATACAATCCTCATGCGGGGCATAATACTGCTATGGGTGGTATCTTAACATCCACAGGATTTTATGTTTCGGGAGCCAACTCTACAGATGAACAATTCTTTGATGATGATGGAAACGGAAATCTTAGACTGTACTATTTGACAGGTGCTACGAGAAACTATACCAACGAAACGGCAGGAACAGTTAACTATTTGACAGGGGCTGTTGCGATTAACAATATCATTATAACTTCAATTTCAAATGTTGATGGTGTAACTTCTAATCGTATTCGTATTGTTGTTCTTCCTAGATCAAATGATATAGTTGCACTTAGAAATCAAATTTTAGAAATTGACACAGTAAACACCAAGGTCACAGGTGGAGTCGATACTGTTGCTGTAGGAGATGAAGGTGGCGCTGCTAACTTTAGTGCTACTTCGGCAGGAGTAGACGCAACAGGAACGAGTTACTAGAACCATGGCCCCTTTTGATAGCGCCTTCAATACAAAAGTATCACCTCTTATAGATGGACAGGTTCCTGATTATATTCAGGCTGACCATCCAATATTTGTTGAGTTTCTTAGACAGTATTATAGGTTTTTGGAATCTGCTCAGATAGATATTGATGGCACTATTGATCAAGTCCTATTAGAAACTCTTTCACCCAATTTTATAGTTTTAGATTCCACTGATCTATTTGGTTCAAATAGTGAGAGCAAAATTGTTTTTGAAAGTGGTAGTGGTACTACAGGTAAGTTTGAAATCGGTGAAACTATTACGGGTGTAACGAGTAAGGCTACTGCTACGTTACTGGTAGATAATGATGAACAATTATTTATAACCGCTAACCAACGATTTATTGAGGGAGAAACTATTACGGGGGCAACGAGTGGCGCTACTTCCACTCTTAATAAGTACCGTGCAAACCCTGTTCAAAATATTCAACAGTTGTTAGAGTATGCTGATCCTGACAATACTGTTGATCAGTTTCTCAATGCATTCAGAGATTCCTTTATGGAATCAATTCCAACATCTCTTGCGAGTGGAGTATCCAAAAGAAATCTTATCAAACAAATTCGAGACTTGTATGCTGCAAAGGGAACGTCCGAAGGTCATAAACTTTTCTTCAGAATATTCTTAGGTGAAGAGGCAACAATTACTTACCCAGCAAAATATATGTTGAGGATGAGTGATGGTAATTGGTCTAACCCCGTAGCTATTAGATGCACCTCTGATTCTCAAGGTGCAATCCCTGCGGAGATGGTTGGCCAAGAAGTTACTGGCGCTTCGTCTGGAACGACTGCACAAATTATAAGTGTATCGTCATTCAACCAAGGCACTGATGCTGTTACTGAATTTATTTTAAGGAAAGACTCAATACAAGGTACAGGGTTTACTGCATCTGAAACTATTTCGGGAGTATCTACTTCTGGTGACTTTACTATGCAGTTCACCATTCAAAGTATTGTGTTGAGTGTTAGTGCTGGTGAGTTTGGTGGTATCCTTTATAGTATTGGTGATTCTGTAACTCTTGACTCAGAAATAGGAAATGGTATTGCAAGTGCTAAGGTCAGTGAAATTAAACCAGGCTCTATTAGCGATATTCATATTGATGCATCTGGTTCTGGATATAACATTGGTGATGGAGTTAAATTTACAAACAGTTCTAGCGATAGTTCGATTTCAGCTGCCAGAGCTTTTGTGTCTGTTACAGGTGGTAGATTATCAACTGAAGATGCAATAGATGGAACACCAGAGGTTTTTGTACAAGAGAGTGCCACGAAAACATCTTTTATTACAAATAGAACTTTGTTAAATGGTACAGCTGCTGCAACAGTCGCTGGTGAACCATATGCAGTGTTTGGCACAGATAGAAGATTTAGTGATGCACAGACTTATTATTATCCTCTGTATCTTTCTGAAGCTAGAGCAAAAGCAAAAGATACTGATAATGGACAAGCAACTTTCTTTGTTTTTGATCAACATCCCGGCGTTGTTTTTTGGATGCCATCAAACAATATTAATACAGCGAAGTCTTCTTATAGCACTAGTCTTTATAATTTATTTATTGCAACTACCCTAACTCTGGATGATGGATTTGCGTTACGGTTAGAGTCTGGTAATGTCGCAACTGGCATGGACAGTACAACAGCTAGTAATACTGAATCAGTATTGGGTGATCTGATTATATCAGAAACAGATAGTCTAGCTAGAGATGTTTACGGAACAGATACCGATGGTATAATTCTTGAAGAATCTACTTTGTCACTAGATGAGTCTAGTGAAGTCAATAGGATATTTGTTGTTAATAGTGGTGGCGGTTATACTGCACTACCATCTCTAACAGTTTCATCTGAAAATGGTACGAGTGTTGAGTTGGTTGCTCTTACAAATGACATTGGTGCTGTCTCAGAAATAGAAGTGACTGATGCTGGATTTAAATACGCTACCGCACCTGATGTTACTGCCAACACAAATTTAATTCTTAAAGATGTAACTGGAACGTTTGGTACGGGAAACACCTTGCAAACTCATCAAGGTTCAGTTGTCTCGTTTGATCCCTCTGTTAATAAGTTAACGATTAATGCAGTTCCTACAAATAGATTGACTGCTGAACAGAGTGTAGCTACAAACGATGGAATTACCTTAGAAGATTTTGATCTTGTTGAACCAGGCAGGCCTGATCATGGACCTATCAATACAATATACAAAGTAAATGATGAGTTTGGTTCAGGATTTCTACTAGACGGATTTAGTGAAGAAGGTCAAGGTATCGCTATAGAAAGTTTTGAGATTGGTCAAATCGTATCTGAAGCTCTTGAGGTTAACGTTGACCAAATTAGTATGGAAATTGATGACATGGATGCTCTACTTGATGAGGGCATCGAATTAGAAGCAGGGTCAGCTGACCCAACAGATACATCTGGTAAATTTTTATTGGATAGTCATCGTGAGAAGGCATTTAGATTTGAAGAACGTTTTGAAGATCATGTGAAACTTGAAGATGAAGCGGCTGGTACTAATATCTTTGGCGAACAGGAGGAGGGTGAACTTCTATACAACTTTAGTATAAATGATCTTGGTGATAATATTTCACTGGAAATAGAAACATCAGGTGGCACAGACCTTGGCAACTACAATATTGTGTTAGAAAACTCCACTGCAAATAATGGTGACAAATTAGAGTTAGATGGTTCTGGACTTACAGATGGAGATTTGATCGAATACCAAGTAAACACAAGCATTGTGTTTGGTAATAATACTGATTCTATTCTACTAGAAAATTCTGTTCGGGACGGTGATGGTTCTCCAAGTTATCTTGTTAATGAGGATCAGGGAAATGTTATTCTCATTAACACCACTGGCGGTGTGGATAGTAATCTTGACGCTGGTGATAAACTTTTGCAGATCGTTCAAGATGTTTCTGAAATATCTAATCACGGTCAATCAATTAAACATAGTAATACTCCGAATGGTAGGTTGTTAGGTGAGGGATTAGATACATTTGTTATTGAAGATTCTCCTGTTAATAATTTTGATGTTACTGTTCTAGAACAAGGCTCGATATTATATAACAATGCCATATATCCAGGCGATGAAGACGGGTTCGGAAACATCATTGACTCTGACGGCGATAAAATACTAAACGAACACTCTGGCCAGAACATGTTAATTGATGCCACTGATGGTTCTGCCACTGATGCTGGTTTTCAAATCATTATGGAAGATGAGACAGGAACAGATCAGGTTATTCTAAATCAAACGCAATCAGATGGAACGGATGCTGGCGATGAAATTGTTATGGAAGATGCCTTCAATGTTGTTGGGGATATTATTACTGATTCTACCGGCGCCTCCGCTGAAATTATTGGCCAAGGAACTGCTAGGGGTGTAGCACAAATTGGAACAACTATAACTAAGCCCGGTGGTTATCTAAACACAGACAGTCGTATTGATGAAGATATCATTCGTATACAGGACTCCTATTTCTATCAACAGTTCTCGTATGAAGTCAAGGTTGGTGCAGTTCTATCTGACTACATTAACGAACTCAAAGCTTCAGTTCATCCAGCGGGTTTCTTACCATTTGGTAAGGTTTCTCTTGCTACTTCAATTGCTGTTAATTTGGGAACAACAGCTGCTGGTGTTATAGATTACACAGGTGATGATACATTCACACCAGAACTTGCATCTTTGTTTGGTGTTGTGTTTGGTGAAACACTTCAGATGACCACAGCAGTTCGAGAAGGAGTTCTTGATACTACAGGTGGAAGCAGTATATTTGACACGATCATTCAAGAGAATGGTGTTGCAATGGGTGACTTAATTCTTGAGGAAACTGATGGTGACAATCTACAATTTGAAAGTGGATTAGATATTGCTGCTGAAAATTCACAGAGTTCTGGTAGTGGTTCAATACTTCTAGATGCTGGTGCTGGGTCTGGTAGATTGCTTGCAGAAACAGCGCTTGGTGAAAACACAATTGCAAAACGATCTTTGTCCCATGTAACTACCCTTAAAGTTAGACCAGAGATTAAAGTTCCAAAAACTAGTTATGGCGCCCCTCTTGCTTCTGGTATTCTGCCTGGCTCAATTTTCTTTGATCAACCGATGATCCAACTAGAGGATGGTATGCGAGAAAGTCTTCCTGCTATTATGCAAGACAATTTAATTTTAGATGGAACAGATAAGGATAGCACAAACTCTGGAGATAGAATTTCTCATGAGAGCAATCTTAACGAACAATCAGGTATTAAACTTAGCGATCTCTCTGGTCTTTCAATAAATGATTTGGTTGAGTTTGATACTATTGGGTTTACTGAACCCGCTGGTACATTGAAGACTAATGAAGGTGGTATAGTATTTGAACAGAGTTCTGCTGCTGATGAGTTTGTATTGGAAACATATCTACAGTTCATCACAGAAGACGGTGACTTTATTGATTTGGAAACTGAAACTGACACAGGATATTTAATCGGTTCTGGCACAGGGTACGCAGCTCACAATATTAATATTGTATTAGATGGTCAACTTAATAAAGGTGAGAAACTTCTCACTGAAGGAAGTAAAATTGAGTTTGAAGATAGTACCAATCAAGGCAGTATTCCAGAGGGTAATTTTGGTAATAGGAACATAACACAGTTTACGAGAGAAGCTAGAATTAGTTCTATAACTCCAACAGATAGATTATCCCTACAAGATGATTATGAGATTGGTCTGAATGTTGCATTAGAAAATGAAGTTGGTAACATTATCTTTGATGGTACATCAGCTGTGCTTGACATTGAAGGACTCATACTGTTGGATGGTACGGATTCTGCAAAGTCTAATGCTGGAGATGCAGTAGTACAAGATACATCTGCAAACGAAAATGACAATCTGCTCCTTGACAGTACAGGTGGCCGTGACCTTGGTGATAAACTTGTGATGTTTGATACTATTCGTAATCAAGTTGCAGATAATGAAGGCGGGTTCTTCTTATTGAATGGAACAGATGGTGATGGAACAAATGCTGGTGATGAATTATTATTGGAAAAAGCTGGTGGATTAGGCCTAGGAACACTCTCATTTCTACAACAAAACTCAATAAATATTGCGAATGGTCTTGCATCTGAATCTGGTGGATTACAATTACCAGTTTCAGAAGCTGATGTGGGGGAAGGTGTTGCGGTAGTGACTACCTTCGATAGCACTATTGGAACATTTGATTCAACACAAACAACGTTTGACGCTGCGTAAATCGTTATAAATAACATAAGAAGAGGAAACGTTAAATGGCATATCAATCATTAGGGGTCGGAACCAACGCTAACGATGGCAGTGGTGATACATTACGAGCTGGTGGTGCGAAGGTCAATGATAATTTTGTAGAAATTTATACATTAATTGGTGATGGTTCTGGTCTTTGCACTGGGGTTAGTGCCACTGGTTCCGTTTTATCATTAACTGCTCCTAATATTAGTGGTGTGGTTGCAGGGACACAAACTTCTGCTACTATCACGACTCTTGCGACTACGACTGTAAATGGTACAACTTTAAACGGTGGAACTCTTGCTCTTGCAGCTGGTTCTATTACAGACAGTTCTGGCGCAATTTCATTTGGTAACGAAAACCTCACTACAACAGGAACATTTACATCTGGTAATTTAATTTGTGGTACGATCACATCAACTGGAGCATCTATCGTATTTGAGGGTGCAACTCCTGATGCTCATGAAACAACCCTTACGGTAACAGACCCAACAGCAGATAGAACAATTACGTTTGGAAACGAAAGTGGTACAGTTTTAACAACGGGTGCATCAAACGTCCTAACAGGTAATATGATGAAGACTTCATCAACACTTTTAATTGTGAACTCAGCCGGATCAACACTAAAAACAATTATTGGTGCTGGTGTTGCGTCATAAATAGATAAAATAGGAAAAACAAATGGCAGCTATTATCACAGAGAAGTTTAAACTTCATAACGCCTCTCAATTTGAAGAGTCGTTTACTGAATCGTCTAATAATGTTTATTACCTTTTCATAGGTAAGAGTACACCGTTCACCTCTGGAACGAGTGGCGGTTCAGATTCTTCACCACCTACTCCTGTAGATGGACCAACTGATGAATTTTTTGCATGGGACGATATGCTTGCTGCCAAAAGTATCGGATCAAATAATGTTCAACGAGTTATTCCTAGAAGAAATTGGGCTAATGGTACAACGTATGATATGTACAAACCAACTTATAGTTCAAGTGTAACTGCAACCTCTGGTGCTTCAAATCTTTATGACTCAACATTTTATTTTGTAACAACTGATTATCGTGTTTATAAAGTTCTTGATAATAATAGTGGAACGGCATTTAGTGGAACAGAACCTTCTAGTACAACGACTGCACCCTTTAGTTCAGGCGGTTATGTCCTACAGTATATGTACACTCTTACGGCCGGTCAAATCAACAACTTCCTAACGGCAGATTTTATGCCAGTTGCAACCGACTCTACAGTGAGTGCTGCAGCTACTGATGGTGCAATAGACTCTTTGATTATTACTGCTGGTTCGGGATACACAAACGGAACTTACTACGCTGCAATCTATGGAGATGGTACAAGTCAAGGAACTTCTTCTGGTGGTATAGTTAGGATTACAGTTGCAAACAATGCCATTGCAGATTTTGGTTTGACTGCTGGAACAGATACAACAATACATTCTGCTGGTGCTGGATACACCTTTGGAACAGTCAATCTTGCAACTGGATATACTTTCTCCGATACTGCATTAACTTCAGCTTCAGCAATTGGTGGTTCTGGAGGCGAAGTTGCAGTGGTTATAGGACCGAAAGGTGGACATGGGTTTGATGCTAAAAAAGAACTTGGCGGTCACTATGTCATGATGGGTATAACATTAACTGCCGCAGAAGGCGATGACATTACCACAGAAAATGATTTTCGTAAGTTGGGAATTGTTGTTGATCCTAATACGTTTGGTACATCTTCAGTTGCAACAGTATCAACTGCAAGACTTACTTATGCGATCAAACTTACATCACAGTCTGGTACGTTTGATGGAGATGAGAAAATTAGTCAGGCTACCACAGGTGCAATTGGTAAGGTTGTTGAGTGGGATAGTGGAAATTCAATTCTTTATTATTCACAAGAAAGATTTGGTGACTATGGAACCAATGGAACAACTGGCGCATATGTTGCATTTAGTGGTGCTAATGTTGTTACGGGTGCTACCTCTGGTGCAGTTGGAACACCAGATGCAAGTGCTGACAGTGCGGTAACACTTTCGGGAGGTAATACGATCACCTTTGCCGATGGTTACGCAAATCCAGAACTTGCAGCAGATAGTGGTGATATTATATACTTAGAAAACAGAAAGCCAATCAGTAGGTCTTCAGACCAGATAGAAGATATCAAAGTTATCGTGGAGTTTTAATAAATGCCTCAATCTACAGACCTTAACGTTGCACCATATTATGACGATTTTGACAAGGATGATAACTTTGTCAGAACCTTGTTTCGTCCTGGCTTTGCAATTCAAGCAAGAGAATTAACACAACTTCAATCAGTTCTTCAAAATCAGATTGAACAAGGGTTCAGTCATATGTTCAAAGACGGCACGGTAGTTATTCCGGGCCAGTCAGCATTTCTTGGTGGTAAGAACGCAGCAAGGTATATTAGAATTCAAAGCACTTTTGGTGGGGAAACGATTGATCCTCAACAGTATGTGAATGCAGAAAATCCTGTAATTATTACGGGTGCGACAAATGGTATTAAATTCATGGTAACTCATGCAGTTGCTGCAACAACAACTGATCCTGTGACACTTTTCGGTCAGTACATAAATTCTGCTCTTGCTGGAAAATCAGAAACAATATTGAATACAACACAATCGGGATTAGATGCTGCTGGATTTGACAGATTTGTAATTAATGAAAACATTAGCGCAAACGTTGCGGTCACTCATGGATCAACAACCTTTGCAGCAGATGCACCTTCAATAACAACAGTTACATCAGAAACAATTGTTACTACTGGGGGTAAAGTCACAGATGGTAGTACTGGTAGAGTTTCTTCTCAATGTTCGCTTGCTACAATTTCTGAAGGTATATATTTTGTCAGAGGACATTTTGTACAGGTTAATGATCAAGTTATTGTTCTTGATAAGTATCGATCCAATGTAGGCAATTACAAAGTTGGTCTTAGGATTGATGAATCAATTATAACACCAGAAACAGATACAAGTTTGTTAGATAATGCAACTGGTTCCTCTAACTTTGCAGCCAAAGGCGCACACCGATTAAAATTTACTCTGACCCTTATTTCAATCGATCTCGATTCAACTGATGATAAAAACTTTATTGAGTTGATGAGAATTAAAAAGGGTCAGCTTATAAAATATGTTAGAGATACAGAGTATTCTATTCTTGAAGAAACACTTGCTCGTAGAACGTTTGATGAGTCTGGTAACTACACAGTAAGACCTTTCACATTCCAAATTAAAGAATCTGTTGATGCGAGTGTTGGACCCGTAAATTACAAAGGTGTATATTCTGATGGGGGAGTTACAGACAGTGGTAACGTAGCAGGCGAATCACTTCTTGCGTTGCAGATATCAACGGGTAAGGCTTATGTTAAGGGTTTTGAAATTGAAAAAATTGCTCCTACCATTATTGATTTAAAAAAGTCAAGGAACTTTTCAACCATCAATGCAAGTAGTACAGCATTTGATGTGGGTAACTTTGTTACTGTAACTAATTTGTTTGGAACGCCGGACGTATCATTTGTTGCTGGTGAATCAACTCCATTTAAACAGTTATCTCTTTACGATGTTGTAACATCTTCACCTGGCACTGCCACGGGAACAAAAATTGGTGTTGCAAGAGTTCGGACATATCAACATTTTTCGGGTACTGCTGGTGAACCAGATTCTATCTATAAGTTATTTCTATTTGATGTTCGTCCGTTTGTCAGAATAACTCTAAGTGGAACACCAAGTCCAACTTTGATTTCTGTTGCTGCCAACGGTGGTAATAGAATTACAGGTAGTTCGAGTGGTGCAACTGGTTTTGTATTTGGTGAAGAAACCACAGGCACTGCACTTGTTCTTACTAACGTATCTGGAACTTTCCAAGCTGGTGAAACACTTGTTTCTTCTGACTCTGCTGAAAGTGACGGTATTATAGAAAACTCTAGTAATGCTGACTTAACAATTACTCAAGTTTTAGCAAAATCATTTGAACAAGTTAGGTCTGTTGTATGTGATGATGCTGATGCTGGACAAGATTTTACTGCTGACATTGCTCTTAGTGCAGTTGCAACCGCTGCTTCTTTCTTAGATTTAGACGGTACGGATGCTAATGGTGCAAACAACGGCGACAGTATTCTAACAGAACAAGAAAGTAATCCAATTTCTTTGCAGACGGCTGCTACCGGCGGTACGGGTTCTCTTAGGTTTATTTGCAAATTACAAGATGCAGAAAAGAATATTTCTCTGTTTAATCTTGCAAAACGTCCTGTGAAAACTTTGTTGACAGCAACAAATAACGGAGAGAGTGACACTGCAATTACCATTCGCAGACAATTTGTTGCAACCACCAATTCCTCTGGTTCAGTAACAATATCAGCTGGTGCAAACGAATCATTTCTTTCTCATAGT